CCAGAGATTGCTCGATCTCTTGTCGCCATCACAGACGAAGCAGACCTCACCGCAAGGAAACTCAACGCTTGCATCTCCATCTACAACCAAGTCCGAGAAATGATTAACCAAAAGGAGGCCAAATGAACAGTGAACAGCTTGCCCAAGCATTGAAGATAACGCCTATCAAGGCAGAGGAATGGATAGATGCCATCAATGAGACTTTTGAGAGGTTTGACATTTCCACCCCTGAGAGACAGGCTTGTTTCTTAGGTCAGTGCGCCCATGAAAGCGGTGGATTTGCCACACTTAAAGAAAACCTTAATTATTCTGCTGAGGGTTTGACAAAGGTTTGGCCTAAGCGGTTTCCTAGTCTGGAGGCGGCACAGCCTTACCACCGCAACCCTGAGAAGATTGCCAACAAAGTCTATGCTGACAGGATGGGCAATGGCGATGAGGCTTCAGGAGAGGGATTTAAGTACCGAGGCCGTGGATTGATCCAGTTGACAGGCAAGGACAATTACAAGGCTTGTGGGGACGCTTTAGGGGTGGATTTGGTAGACGATCCTGACCTAGTGGCAACGCCTCAGTATGCGGCTTTGTCGGCAGGGTGGTTTTGGGACAAGAATCACCTGAACAAGTTTGCCGATGCCAATGACATGACAGGGTTGACCAAGCGTATCAACGGCGGTACGCATGGTCTGGATGACAGAGTTGCGAGAACGCAACACGCTGTTGATGTCTTGATGGCTTAGTCGCCAAAGAAGTGGAGTAGTGCCGCAACTGTCAGGATTGCCACTGCTCCACCTATGAGCAGAACGATGATGAGGGCTAACACATCAGCCCACACGCTTAAATCTCATCACACGCTGATTTCTGCCTGATTTCCCTTGCCTGACCCCTATGATTTCGATGAATCCTTTGTCCAAGAGGGATTTGTACCTTGCTGTGACGCTGGAATAAGGCATTTCAGGGAATTTGGCAAGGATTTGGTCTGAGATACAGCCATCAGCCCCAAAGGACTCTATGGCCTCGTAGACCAGTTGCTCCAGTTTGGTGGTGTCTACCTTGATTGCGGCCTCAAATGAGGTCACAGGGTCGTTTCTACGCACCAGTTTAAACGGCTCAGTGCCAAAGAACTTCTCGACTGCACCGCCAAACCAAGCCTTATCTAGCGAAACTTTCATCATCAACTCCTATTAAGTTAGTGTTCACTCACATTGTGCCGTCTCTCCGGCTGTCACCGCCTCAGTATATTCAACCTGCGGTTGGCTGTTTGAAAGGACTCACAGCCACACAAATCTTCATGGGGCTGACTGTGAGTTCAACATATACCAGATTGTCTTTTAGAACGCCCCAAAAGATCAAAATGGCACATCTTCATCGTCTACAGGCTTCTTCTTGGCCTGTTTTACTGGTTCGTAATTCTCGTCTTTAGGGTTCACTGCCAAACCCATAAAACGCCCATTTTTGCCTGTCTTGATCCATGCCGACAACCAGTAGTTTTTGCCATCCACTGTGATGTTGCCCTTGTAATCAGGAGCATTAGGTTTGTCCTTTTTGTCGTTTTTAAAAAGAACACCAGAATTGTCACGCTGTTCCATATTTACACCTTGATTTCATTGAGTTTTTTCACTTTGTCATCCACTTCCGCAAGGAATTGGCTAACTTCTCTTTCGAGTTCTGCAATGTAAACATCATTGCGCTCGACTCTTTTGACAAGCAGTTTCAGGTGTTCAGGCATCCGTGGGTCGTAACTCACGAAATCACACCATTTTCTGCCTGTGCAAGCCATCTGCCACTGCATTTGGTCATAGTACTTCTTGGCTGGTTCTTCTCCCAAGATTGTCTCTATGTGGGTGGCAGTGTTGGGACACTTGATTTCTAAGCATCCCTCATCACCCACCAAACCATCAGGCGAGGCGGCAGACATGGGAATGCTTGGATGGTCAATTGCACCCACCTGATCCACCAAATTGCCTGTTTTAGCCTCGTATGCACCTCTGGCAAAGGGTTCATGTTCGACACCCCACTCCATAGCCGCATTGGTGTAGGACTCAGCCACTTGGTTTGTCATGCGCTCGACTACCAACTGAGCCATGTAGTTAGCCCTACTGGTGCTGTAGCCTGTTTTTGTCTTGGCAACAATGTCAGAGATGCGAGAAGCAGTGGCCTTGCCACAACGCTGTGCAAACCATTCGGGCGAGCCTTGTTCTATTTCACTCATTGTTCCCTCGCTTTCAACAGTGCATCTGCCATTTTGAATGCGTCTGTTGCCAATTCTTCTACGCCAAACTTAGGAGCAATTACACGAGCTTCTTCGCACCAGTGAGAAGAAATCAATCCTTGCATAGCCTTTGCCGCAAAGTAGTCACGCAGAGTCATGCCCTTATAAACACGAACCCTGTCACCAAGGTCTGCTGTTGCTGGAAATGCTGGTGGGTTGTTCATTTCAACTCCCCTTTACGCTTTTCTTTAGCATCAATCACTTTTTTCTGCCAAGCCTTATCAGAACCGCAAGCACCATAAGCAACTGTGTAAACATTCTTCAACTCCTCAATAGTGGATGCCGCTTCAATAGCCGCCAAATGGTCAATCATTGTTCCAACATCAATTGTTTCGATGTTGCCTGAACCTGTTGTAGCGTCTAACGCATCATGCTCAACAATCTCCATTGCTGTCACCCACAAATAGCGTCTTTGGTAGGTTTCAACAGCACCGATGTTTTGCACTTCATGGCAACCTTTGAGAGCCGCAGAACCGAATGGAGAAGTAATGACAATCTCGCCATTACTTTCAATGTCAATAATGCGTAACTCTGCTTGCTCTTTGGTAAACGACACAATGCCGATCAGCCCAAGAGCATCAAAGATTTCAAGTGTGGGATGCAAAAAGTCGCCAAGTTCAAAGTAGTGGTATCCAGCAAACTTGTTATGACCCGACTTCTTCAATGTACGAGATCGTAAAGCCTGTCTTGCTTCAGCCAATTTCTTGTACACGCCCATGTTGGCTTTGCTTTTTTCATTCATCATTTACTCCTGTTCAGTAACACTATCAAAAATTTCTTTCGCCTCTTGACCTACTGCCCACATCCCCAACAAAGTTAAGTCTGCGTGAATGGCGGCAATATCCCTATAAAACCCTTCGTATCTTTTGTGGAGGCAGTTGCTCTCCAATTCCTTCACTTTCCTTTCGATTCGCATGATGATGGTTGAATAATCCAGCATTCTTGACTCCTGTTTGATGCTTCTTCCAAGTTTCTTGCACATTGGTCTGTGCGGCGTTCACATACCCAAATGTCGGGTCGGTGATTGGTTTGGATGGCATGACCACCCGCAATGTCTTAGGCCGTTCTTTCATCTTCTTAGTGGCCTTCCTGAGCAATCTTTGACGCTGTTTTAAGCTGAGAGTGGGTATCCAAATCTCGAAATAGCGTAGTATCCAAAGAACTGCATTGTTTGTCAGGGCAGTGAATCGGTCGTAGACAGGCCGAGCAGATAGGGACATTTGCGTACTCCTCAGAGATGCGTTCAAACTCCAGCTTGGTTTTCATTGCTGACCTCGCTTTTCGTAAGGGTTGATTTTAGGTGGTTGGGCAGAAAACTGTGCTAAAAGCCGTTCTTGCCTGTAGAAGCGGTAAAGGGCTAATTCTTCCTCTGAATCCACCCATAGTGTCAGTGGCAAATCGTTGGCAAACTCTGCCATTCGCTTTGCTTTGAGTTCGACTCTGGCTCGGATGAGATCAGCCACATCTGACCAGTCGTTTGACCTGATGGCTTCCACGATGGCTTGGCTGTCATCAATGGCATCTGCCACATCTTTGGCGGTCATTTCTTGCAAAGCCGCCCAACTCTCATATCGCATATCAACCATGTTGTGACTCCTGTTAAAAACCTATCAATGTGTGTATTCTGTCAGACATTATCGTAATTGATATAGGGGATTTCCCTAGTGCATTTATGAATGTCTGCAAGTGGCTTGTTAGTGAACACTTTTCCGCAAAGCAAGCAAATCCAAGCAATTCCTAGTTTGACCTCGGTTCTTCTGTTGCCACTCTCGCCCCTGACCCGGCTAGAGAAAGTCTTGATTTGTTGGATGTTCATTTCCGCTTGGCTTGTGCTTTGGTGAAGATGAAGACTTGGTTCTTGTGGTCAATGCCGTACTTTTCCTGTCTGCGCTTGGCAAACTGTTCGCCTTGGGCTAGTCGGCGCATCTTCTCATCTCTTGTCCAAATAGATGGCTGATTCTTAAAGTCAAATGCGTTCATGTGTTCTCCTCGGCATAGCCGTTCTTTTGCTTGAGTGTGTCTGACAATTCTTTGGCAAACGCCAAACACCATTGTTCAGGGTCACGATTGAAGTCAACATGGTAGTCAAATTCTGTCAGCATGAAACATTCATGCACATCTTTTTCTGTTGTCCCAACCCATTCACGCTTGGGTGGGTGGGTGTAGAGAGAACAAACAAGCGCATAACGTGGATTCATTTCAATAAACATTGTTGGATTGTGAAATCCATCATTACTTAAATAAGTCATGCGCCCTGTCTCATCATGTTGAAACATCCACGCCACAGGCTCTTGCTCCCTTGCATCACAAGCAACACAACCCTTACCTGCACAATGTTGGCAAACCCCGTCTTGCTTCTCTGCCTCTGCAATGGCTTGGCGCAAAATAACTTCAAGCTGGTCACAAACTGTTGGCGCATGAGGCTCAGTCAACAGCAGTTGATATGCCTGTTTCATTGCTTCTATGCTCATTCTTTCATACTCCTGATAAAAATAGCAAAACTGGCGATGGTGTCTTTGCCAAACGCAGACTCCATCTTTTCAACGGCCTTTGCGACTTCTTCTATGACTTGGTTGCGATAAGGGTTCAAAGGACGCTTGGGCGGTGATTCCTCTTTTTTCACAGACTCGTCCGACATCATGCGATCTCCTCTTGTATAGCCTCTGACAAGCCTTGGTGATGCTTTTCAGCTTGCCTTGGGCATGGATGCTGATTGGCTGTGCCTTGGCAATCATGGCCTGTTCAACCCCAACCACCAAGACCAGCACCAACAAAATTCTGCCAAGAAAACTAGGTGTAGTCATACCACTTCCTTTCTTTTTCTGCCTGTTG